TAATATGGTTATTCGTCCATTCCAAGAAGAAATCTTAGAAGCATTTGACCAAGTTCTAGCATTTAACGGAATCAGCTTAAAACTTTACTTTAGAACATTGCAACCTTTGGAGTTTGTAGACCTTGAAAACGCTCAAAGTACAGAACAAGTAGCAGAAGAAACAGGAGTTGATGGAACGCAGTTAAGCAAAATGGATAACGAAGTTGCAGATGCGTTGATTGAATGCGGTGAATCACCAAACGCAGATTGGCTTTTAATAGACGAATTTGCAGTTGACTATGATAATGATGACGCAGAGAACGAAATGCTCTCAAACGAGCCTAAAACGTCTTTATTAAGCAAGATATACAACTTTGTTTCTACAGGTACTGCGAATCCTAATGCCAAATCAGAACAAGACGAGGACATTGATGGAATCAGATTCATTACACGCTATGTTTATGCAGGTGAAACATCTACAAAATCACGTCCATTTTGTCAAAAAATGATGGCTGCTAACAAAGTATATCGTAAAGAGGACATATTACGAATGAGTAACCAAGTAGTAAACGAAGGATGGGGAGCAAAAGGAGCTAACACATACGACATCTTTAAATTCAAAGGTGGTGGTAATTGTCACCACAGATGGAATAAGCAAGTTTACGCTAACTTCGCAGGTCGTGGAATAGATGTTAACTCTCCAAAAGCAAAACAAATTGCAGGTAAGAAAGCAGAGAAATACGGATATGTTATTAAGAACAATGCTTTAGTTTCTACAAGACCTGTTGATATGCCTTACAATGGCTTTTTACCAACAAATAAAACATACGGGAAATAATGGCAGAAGCTTTATTTATTACTAGAGAAGATATCGTTAAGTACACTGCTTTAAATGGCAATGTAGACACGGATAAGTTTATACAATTTATTAAGATAGCTCAGGATATTCACATCCAGAACTACTTAGGTACAAAACTATTCGCAAAGCTACAAGCAGACATCGTTGCTAATACTCTTTCAGGAAACTATTTGACGTTGGTTACAACTTACGTTAAGCCAATGCTTATCCACTGGGGAATGGTAGAATATTTACCTTTCGCAGCTTACACAATCGCAAACAAAGGAGTTTACAAACATTCATCTGAGAACTCTGAAAACGTAGATAAAAACGAAGTTGATTACTTGTTAGAAAAAGAACGTAGCATTGCTCAGAACTACACGCAAAGATTCATTGACTATATGTCTTTCAATCAGACTTTGTTTCCAGAGTATCGTTCAAATAAGAACAATGATGTATTCCCTGATTCAATGAATAACTACGTATCTTGGTATATATGAAAAAGAGAATTAAACTAGGTGCTTACAAACCTAAAGAAACTAATGTTGAGAAGCTTCGTGTTTTTCTAGCTAAACTAAACAAACACGAATTATCAAAATGAAAACTAAACTATCTCTCCTAGTTTTTTCGGTGCTTACAATTCTTACACCTGTAAAGCCTTTAGTTTTAATCGCAGTTATAGCAATAATCTTAGATACGTTTTTCGGAGTTTGGCGATCAGTTAAAAAAAGCGGATGGAAATCTATTCGTTCCCGTAGACTATCTCACACCATTTCTAAGAGCCTACTTTATTCAGGTGCTATTGTGTTTATATTCTTACTAGAAAAATACGTTGTAGCGGATATTTTAGGACACTTCATTGCTATTGATTTATTGATGACAAAAGCATTTACTACTTTCTGCGTTTACACGGAAGTTAAAAGTATCAATGAAAGTTACTTTAGTGTTACAGGGGTTAACGTATGGGATAAGTTTGTTAAGTTTGCCAAAAGAGGAAAAGAAACCTTAGATGATTTAAAATAAAACATTCGATTGTTCTAAAACAAAACAAAATGACAGTAATAGAAAAGTACGTTGCATTTACTAAGAAGTGGGAAGGTGGTTTGTCTAGAGATAAAAACGACTCAGCTTCTTCTTATCCGTGTCCAACTGCTTACAAGGGAAAAACGGGATGGCATACAAATGCAGGAATAACCTACGCAACTTGGACAGGATTTTACGGAGTAGAAAATGATCATAGATTCTATACGATGAATGCTGCTGATTGGTTTTCTATTTTTAAAATAGGCTACTGGGACAAAGTAAAAGGAGATGCTTACAACTCTCAGAACATTGCAGTATTCGTTACAGGAATGGCTTGGGGAAGTGGTTCTAAACAAGCAGGTAAATCCTTACAAGTGGCTATTAATCATTGTGGCTTACTTTGCACAATAGACGGAATCATCGGACCAAAAACAATACTACTCGCTAATTCAATAGAACCTCGTAAGTTATTTGATGAATTAATCAACGAAAGAAAAAGATTTTTCTACGCAATCTCAACAGGTAAAAACGCTAAATTTTTGAACGGATGGCTAAACAGATTAAACGATTATCAAAAAACTTTCAGACCTTAATATTTGGTATCGCAATTTGCGTTACTTTATTTTCGTGTTCTGCTAATTATCACGTTCTACGTGCAATCAAAAAAGGTTACAGATGTGACGAAACTAGCGATACTATACAAGTTTCGACAATAGATTCAATTCCGTACGTTTTAAGAGACTCTATTTTTTGGGAGAAGGTAATTGTTCAGAAAGATACGATAGTTCGTTACAAGGCTTCTTTCGTGCCTAAAACACGATTCCTGACACGTATTGAATACAAGTACAAAACAAAATACATAAAAGCGGAAGCACAAAAGGTAAAATACCAAAACAAATACATAACTAAAACAAAAGTTAACTGGCTATTTGTAATCATTGCATTTATTGTAGGATTTCTAGTTAGGTTGACTTTAAGTGAAACCTTTAGAGGTAGGTTACAACTTCTCACTAAACTTATTAAATGAAAAAAGAATTTCGTTACCGATTGAAACCTGATGAAGCTGAAATAGTAAATCAGTACAGAGCAATCAAAAGAGAATCAAATGAACTAGGTTTAGATGATGCAAATGTAAAACACGGATGGTTAAAGTCTAAAAATGCTTCATTGTTTTTTAAGAATCCTAACTTTAAGGAAGCAGAAGAAGTAAACTACAAAGAACTGCAAGAGTTAATCCTGCAGGACATAAAAGATTTTAAACCTGAATATCCTACAATATTTAGGAATCCATCAACAGACGGACACTTACTTGTTGTTGATCCTGCAGACATCCATATAGGTAAGTTATGTAATGCTTTTGAAACAGGCGAAGACTACAACAATCAAATAGCAGTTAAACGTGTTAAAGAAGGCGTACAAGGAATACTTGATAAATGCACTGGGTTTAACATAGACAAGATATTATTTATTGGAGGAAACGACATACTTCATATTGACACTCCAAGACGAACCACTACTGCAGGAACTCCACAAGACACGGACGGAATGTGGTATTCTAATTTTCTAATCGCAAAAAGACTTTATGTTGACATCTTGGAAACTCTGCTATCTATTGCTGATGTGCATTTTACTTTCAATCCATCTAATCACGACTATACACACGGCTTCTTCCTTGCAGATTGCATACAAACGTGGTTTAGAAATTGTGATAATATTACTTTCGATTGCAGCATTGCTCATCGCAAGGGATTTTTATATGGAAAGAATCTAATCGGAACGACACACGGAGACGGAGCTAAAAACGCAGACCTTCCTTTGTTGATGGCAACCGAGTTTCCACAGGAATGGAGTTTATCTAAACACAGGTACGTTTACACGCATCACGTTCATCATAAGACCAGTACAGATTTCATAGGATGCACTGTTGAAAGTTTACGATCACCATCAGGAACGGACTCTTGGCATCATCAAAAAGGCTACCAACACGCTCCTAAAGCAGTTGAAGGATTCCTGCATCATAAAGAACACGGACAAGTTTGTAGGATTTCAAACATTTTTTAATATATTTGCAATTCATAGTTAGATTGTTTTTAGTGATTAAGGGGGTATCGGAAACGGCATCCCCTTTTTTTATGGCTATAACCTTATGAAAATCCAGTGGCGTAAGGGTATAACCTGCAGATTTTACACTTTTCATATCATTAATTCAAAGTATAACCTGATATTCCGTCCCAAATTTATCAAGTATTTGTGACGAGTAACTTGACATTCTAGCGGACATTTACCCCTGTTTTGTTTATTTTATCGGACATTCACCCTTATTCTATTACAAAAAACGTCACAATTTACCCTTATTTTGTGACAAACATTTGCCACTATTTTGATTTATTGGCATTTGTATAGTCAGCCAAAAGTATATTATAGCATGCATTTTGTGGGAAAATTCATGCAATTACATATTATAATATACGCATTGATACGCATTGATACGTAAAATATACGCATTCAGGTATAATTAATCGTTTTTCCTTTACATTATACGTTTTTACATACATCTCAAACCACTGTAAAACCTAGCATTTTAAAAATAAATGTAAAATAATTAAAAAAAATTGTTGATAATTGAAACCTTATCTTTATATTTGCATATAAGTAATTCAAAAAACAAACTTAAAAGCTATGAAAAAACAAGAAATGATTAACACTATCCTAGCAGAGCAGGATAAATTATGGAATGACTTGCAACAATGTATTGACATTCTAGGTATTCATGACCCAATTACAGATGCAGCAGCAGCACGATGGGCAGTTATTAATCAATTAGTAAAATCTTTAGGGCTATGAAAACACTAAACGAGAATCAAAAGGACATTTTAGGAACTATATTCGCATTGTCGTTATTTTGGGCTGTAATCGGTTATTTTACGATTAACCAAGCAAACTATTGCAACAATCATAAAGCACCGCAGATTGAAGCTAAACACGTTCAGTCACCTGTATTAGAGAAGTACGGAGAACTAATAACTAAAAACAAATAAGATGAACAAATTTGAAATAACAGATTACACGTTGTCAGCTTTCCACATGAACTTGGAATACGTGTACGGAGAATACCACTACGAAGTTTTATGCGACTTTGAATGGTCTGAAGAATGCACAGGACATTACACAGACTTTACTATTGTTCCTTTATCAGGTACGTTTTTTCATTATCTTAACGAAGAAACAGGAAGCATTGAAATCACGGACGATTACAAGCAATGGTTACAAGACAATGTCAAAGAGTTTAGAAAAAACACGCTTTGGTTGTACAACGAATCCTTAGAAAAAATGCGTGACTTAGATACTAATGAACAAGATTGGAGTTACTATGGTATTTAAACTACAACGGATGATCAAGTTCTGGAGAACGAAGTCATCGCACGAAACAATCAGAGGAAGCTTCAATGAAGACCTTTACAGGAGAATATGTGAAATTAAATTCAATCAGACGTTATGACACCGAAAGAAAAGGCACACGAATTAATTGTCAAGGCATTAGTTCAATTTGAAAAGTTAACAATAAACGAAGCTAAAAAAATAGCATTGATTGCAGTTCATGAAATATTAGATGTTGATTGTTTTGATATGTCACAAAAACATTTTGAGAATCATATTGACTATTGGAAAGAAGTTAAATACGAAATCAAAAAGTTATGAGCTACAAAAGAAAAGAAAACTATGAAGCATCAATGCTTGGAATCGTAGTAAGTTTAGTATTAGCAGGGGTGTTAATATTAGTATTTGGAATCATTAAATTATTTACGTTATGAAATACAAACTAACATACAAGGTAGGACTTGCAACCGTACAGGAGTGGATTTTTACTTCTAAGAGTTTATGCTACTGGAAGAAGATGGACTTAATCGAAACAGGACGTTTTAACATGGGTAGTTTTTACATAGAAGAATTTAAATTTTAACGAAATGGAAAACAACTTAATTGAAAGAATAACTTACCTGATAGAAAGAGACGAGTTAAACAAACGATGCAGAAAGAAGCAACACATTTACAAGAAGTGTTTCCTGATGAATCAACTACGAAAAGAAGAACTAACATTTAACGAAATTGGATCTTACTTCAATCAGCATCACGCCAGTGTAATCCATAACATAAATACTCACAAGAATCTATTGGAGTACAACAAAGACGAATACTTGGATGTAATAAGGGAGTATATGGTGTTTTTAATTGATTCTAAGTACATTCACAAGCCTAGAAACATCATAGACGATGTAAACAACTGCACAAGTCTTTACAAGTTGTTACGTGTAAAAAGATGGATTGCAGAAGGTAGGTATAAAAATTTACAGGACGATGCAACTTTAATTGAATAAATACGTTATATTTGTTGAAGAGTTGGCTCGACACCATAAACTCAAAGGAACTATTGAAGCCTTATAATGAAACGAAAGTCGAGCCTCGTGGATTTATAGGGCTTTTTTTATGTCTAAAAATTAAGTGAAATGAATGAAATTTATTTAAGATGTCAATTTAACGAAAAAGATGAATTGATTGTATCAAACGGAGCGCATATTTGCTTTGAGATTGTTGAGGGAGAAGGCTCAAAAACTGTTTGCATTGATCGTAAACAAGCATACACACTAATTAAATGTTTACAAGAATTTAGTAAATGCACTACCAATGAGTAAGGAGCTACCATTCTTTAAGTTTAATGCTACTGAGTGGATTACAGGTAACATTAGTTATGAATCATTTGAGATTCAAGGTGCGTTTATTAGTGTATGTGCTGAGTACTGGAATCGTAACAATCAAATGTCTATAGATGAAGCTAAGCTACGCTTAAGGGATGCTAAGATGATTGATTTATTAATTGAAAAAGGATATTTAAAAACTAAAAAAAATAATTTAATAATTAGATTTCTTGATTTAGAGAAAGAAGAAATATCTGCTAAACGATTGAAACTCAGTGAATCAGGACGTAAGGGTGGCTTAAGCAAGGCTAAAGCATCGCTAAAGCAAGGCTCTAGCATTATAGATAAAGATAAAGAAGAAGATAATATATTAGTTCGCAAACAAAAGTTTGCTGATAATTTAAAGTCTTTTTTAGATTCTTTTGACAAAGTTCTTTTACGTGAATTTTACGAGTATTGGACTGAACACGGTGATAAGGATAAGAAGATGAGATTTGAAAAAGAAACTTCATTCAATATTAAAAGTCGTTTAGAAAGATGGCGTAAGAACCAACTTGAAAGAAATAAACCTAAATTTAATCTTCCAACAACAATTATAGACTAATGTACAACAGACTAACAAGCCTAAACACAGAGATGTTTGACATCAGGCAAAAGAAAGACATACGAGGTAAATCAATTGGATGGGATTGGGAAATGCTTCCATACACAATTAAAGAAGGATGCACAACATACATAGGTTCAGCTCCAGCGAGTGGAAAAACGGAGCTATGGTTTGAGATACTTATCAACCTTTCGTGTTTACATAATTGGAATCATGTTATCTTCTCACCTGAAACAGGAAGTAGTGCGGAAATATTTGCAGAGCTTTGTTACAAGTATATCGGTAAACCATACGTACAAGGACAGAACTCAATGAGTAACTCAGAGCAGATATCAGCAGAGATGTTTATCAACGAGCATTTTATTGTTATTGATCCAATAGACGAAGATTTAACCATTACAAAGTTTTACGACTTAGTAGATGAAATCGAACGCAGGGAAGGAATGAAAATTCACACTACAACGATTGACCCTTGGAATGAATTAACGGAAGAGTATCTACCTAGTGATTTAGGAAGAGAAGATAAGTACCTAAGTAGAATTTTGGGAGCAGTACGAAAAAACGCACGTAAAACAGGTAGACACAATTGCGTAATTAATCATGTTCGTGATCAACCTATGGTAAGTTCAAAGACAATAGCAGGAACTGACATTAGTTACTTTCCAATGCCAAGTGCTAGAGACTTTGCTGGAGGACAAGTTTGGTTTAGAAAAGGACTTAGCGTATTGATTCCGTGGAGACCTCCTTACGGATTAATGGATAGTGACGGAATAGGAGCAGAGAAAAACGAAGTGCATTTGAAGGTAGCTAAAAGTAAACCTAAAGGCGTATCAAAAAACGGAGTATATAAACTATATTTGGACTTAGATAAATATCAATACTATATGCTTGATTACAAAGGTAACCGTGTTTACGCTAATCGAACAAAGAAACTACCTGAACAGAAAAAGATTACAATGGTAGAACAAAAAATAAACGCATTAAACAATAAAGGATGGACATAGGACTAAAACTGCTTTACATCAAAGGACTTATACAAAAGAACATTTGGAAAGTAAAGCTCACGAGAGAAGAACTGCAAGAGAAAAGACCATCAGCAGAAGCGTATATCAACGGAGCTAGAGATACGGAGAACGACTTAAAGCAGGTGCAGTTAGCAATACACGAACTTGAAACAGAACTACGCTTACAAGGCAGAGAAATCATCAGATGCCTGCATATAAACGGAGAATTAAAGAAAAGAATTGAAGAACTTGAACACGAACTTAAATACAAAAACGTAGAACTATGACAAAAGAACACAAACTAGTAACACTATCAGCAATACTACCTGTATTAGCTGACTTCATTGAGGACTTAAACGACCAGTATGTTTTCAAACAAGACTTGAAACGTAAAGCAAACATCTTAGCAGATGAGATTAGAAAAACGGACTACAAAGTTCTACAGGTATATGGAGAAAAACGAGAGGAAATATACTCGCAGCAAGTAGACTTGCAGTTGCTATTTAGACAATGGATTGAAGAAACTATAAAATTTGACTAATGAAAGTAGGAAGTGATTTTAGTGGAGTAGGTGCATTTGACCAAGCTCTAAAACGATTAGGACTAAAATACGAAACAGTGTTTGCCTGTGATATGGATAAGTATGCTAGAGATACATTCATTCACAACTATGGTGAACCGAAATACTATCCAACCAACGTATATGACCGAGAGATTCCAAGTGAATCTTTGGATATCTATATGACATCTCCACCTTGTCAAGCATTCTCACTTGCTGGAAAGCGACTAGGAAAAGACGATAAAAGAGGAATACTATTCTTTAACTCACACGAATTCATTCAGGTAAACAAACCTCGATTCTTTATATTCGAAAACGTAAAAGGATTGCTTTCGGACGATGGAGGAAAAACATTTCAAGAATGGATCAATATGTTAGGAGGTAAATCAGTCAATGGACTACCTGTATTGTTCACTTATGAAGAAGCGGTTCCATATCATTTGTACTTTAAAGTTCTAAACGCTAAAAATCACGGCGTGCCACAAAATCGCGAACGTGTTTTTTTAATTGGTATTCGTGACGACAAAGACAATATGTTCCAATTTCCAAAGGATGAACATTTGGAAAAAAGATTGAAGGATGTTTTGGAGGATGATGTAGATGATAAGTATTTATTGAGTGAGAAAATGTTGGAATTAATAACATTCCAAGAAAAAACGAATGGAGAAATAGCAAACCTAAACAAAGGAGGTGAACGTGGTTCAGTTTATGACGCAAACACAAAATCAATGAGCTGTTTGAGTGCAACGGATTATAAACAACCTAAAATGATTAAAGTAGGAAATGTAAATCCTTCAGGTATTGGAATGAACGGATGTGTTTATGATGATAAAGGTATTTCACCTACACTATGGTCAGGTCACGGAGAAGGCTTAAAGATTAAATCAGAAACGTTAAAAGTTATTCAATTAAATGATAGTTTAGAAAGTGGAGGTAAACAACCGTATCAACAAAATAGAATTTACGATTCTAATGCTTTGTGTCCAGCATTAAATGCAGGTCAACAAACGTGGGGTGGAAATATTGTTACTTTACCAAATGAATACAAAATAAGAAGATTAACACCACGAGAATGTTTCCGACTAATGGACTTTCCTGATACATTTACTTGGAAGGTAAGCGACTCACAAGCATATAAACAAGCAGGCAATTCAATCGTGGTGAATGTACTTTATAAAATATTAAAACAACTACCATTATGAGATGTAAAAACTGCAAACAAAAGTTTGAACCAATCAGGTTTAATATGAAATACTGTACAGAAACAATTTGTCTTAGAGCTTTTTCAGATGAGATTAAAGCAAAGCAATGGCAAAAGACGAAACAAAAAATGAAAGCAGAACTAGAAACAGTTCAAGACATTGTAAAAGCTGCACAGATAGTATTCAATAAGTACATCAGGGAACGAGATAAAAATGAAACTTGTATCTCTTGCAAAAACATACCTAAAAAAATCAATGCTGGACATTTTTGGAATGCAAACAACCATTGGAACGTTCGTTTTGATGAGGATAATGTACACGTTCAATGCGAAAGATGTAATAGTTTTTTATCAGGTAACTTAATTGAGTACAGAGCAAACCTATTAACCAAGATTGGAGCAGAGAGATTTAGTCAACTTGAAGCAAAAGCGAGGGTAACACGGAAGTTTACAAAAGACGAATTAAAAGAAATTATAAAAAAATATAAAGATTTGATGCGAGATATGAAATAAAGTTATATCTTTGTATAAACAAAAACTAATTAATTATGAAAACTTACTTTTTTATTTACGCAGATGAGCAAGGTAATGAGTTATGGATGAACGCTTATGAGTGCGAGAATGACGAACAAGCATTGAAATTATCAAACGAACTTCATATGAATACGATGCCGGGAGATTGCGACAGAGTATACTTTGTACAAGCATAATAATAAAAAGAGGGGTGCGACTCTACTAACGCACATTATAAAAACAATTTAACAATGAAAAATCTATTAAAAATTCAGGCAGAATTAAAATGTCCAAAAGGAAGTTTCAACTCATTCGGTAAATACAAGTACCGAAGTGCAGAGCAGATTCTTGAATCATTGAAACCTGTGCTACAGAAACACGAAGCAACATTAGTTCTTACTGACGACATCATTCAAGTAGGCAACAAGCTATTTTTAAAGGCTACTGCGACACTTTCTGACTCTGATAGTATAATTCATTCAAACGGATTTGCAGAGCTTGGAGAACACAAAGGAATGTCATCAGAACAATGTACAGGTACTGCATCAAGTTATGCACGTAAGTATGCTTTAAACGGATTATTCTTAATTGACGAAACAGAGTCTGATCCCGACTCAAAAGACAATACTCCAGTACAACCAAAGAAACAAGCATTAGACTCTAAAAGATTTCAGGATGCAGTCAAAGCGTTAAATGATGGCAAGATTACACGCCAATCATTGGAGGATAAGTTTGCATTAACAGATGGTCAAATTGATATATTAAACGCACTATGAAGATTAGATGCTCTGCTATAGGAAAAGTTATGAGTAGTCCCCGTAATAAATCGGAGGTGCTTTCACAGACTGCTAAGAGTTACATTCACGAGTTAGTCTTGCAGGATAAATACGGAATCAGAAAAGAGTTCAGCTCACGTTACACGGATAAAGGAAACGAAGTAGAAGATGAAGCTATAAACTTAGTCAATGAAGTTCTTGACGTTGGATTCATTTACAAGAACGAAGAGTATTTTGAAAACGATTGGATTAAAGGAACACCCGATGTAAACACGCAAGAAGTATTGTTAGACGTTAAATCAAGTTGGGATGGCACAACGTTTCCATTCTTTGAGACTGAGATTCCCACAAAGGATTACTTTTACCAACTTCAAGGATATATGTGGCTTACAGGTAAACAACAGTCAATGCTTTGTTACTGCCTTGTTGACACTCCAGAACTAATGGTAGAGGATGAGATTCGCAGAACGCACTGGAAACTAAATCTAATGGAGGAAAGCTTAGACCTAAGAGATGAAATCCAAAAGAAACATATCTTTTCACACATTCCAAAGAATCGTAGAGTTAAAGTATTTTATGTACAGAAAGACGAAGCAGTAATCGAAAAAATAAAAGAGCAGGTAGAACTATGCCGTGAGTATTATAACACCTTAATAAATTTCTTATGAGTGTAATAGAATGGTTATTAGATAATTTAATTTTCGACCCATATTCAGAAGAAGACTTTGAATACAATCATAAATTGTGGGATAAAGCAAAGCAATATGAAAATCAACAATTAGAACAAGCTTATTTTGATGGAACTAATTTTGAAACAAATGGATTCGGAAATAATGCAAGTGAATATGTTAAACAACTAAAAAACGAACTATGAAACAACAAATAGAAGATAAAATTGTACTTCGTGTTTTAGCACGTTTTAATGAACGAAGTCAAGTAGGAATAACCAAGTACAACACAACGTTAGAAAGAACCGATTTAAGCACGTTAGAATGGCTTACACACGCACAGGAGGAAGCTATGGACTTCTGTCTGTATTTGGAGCGTTTGAAAGACGAATACAAATCAATAAAAGAAAAGGGGTAAAAGTTGCCCCTTATATTAAATAGAAATGATAAATCAGAATAAGATGAATACAGAAATAAGATTAGACAGAGCAGACTATGTTTATTTAGAAACACGCTCTTCATACAACAACAACTACTACCAACATAAAGAAACGGGTGAAGTTATTGTCGAGCAATATTACGAGTCTTCAAATACTTATGATTATTTTTCTTATGTTGAAGGCGAACCATTAACCTTTTTAGGCGCAAGTGTTAAACGTATTGATGATGGTATCATAACAATACATACAGATTGGATTTCATAACCTTTAAATCAGAATAAAATGACAGCAGTAGAATGGTTTGCAGAAGAATTAAGGCATTGTCTTGGAAAAAATATGATAGAAATAACACCAAGACTTTTAAATGCATTGGAAAAACAAGCCAAAGAAATGGAGAAGGAGCAGATAAAAGATGCTTATTTTAATGGTAGATATGAGGCTGATAAAATAGTTATGGGACACAATTTTTATGCAGAACAATACTACAAACAAACCTTTAAATCAGAATAAAATGAAAATAACAATAGAACAATACGACCACAAGATAACATACGAAGTACCATATAACGATGTGAATATGGAGCAGATGTTAGAGATACTCGAAAACCTACTAAAATGTACTGGGTACTGTTTCAGTGGTAATCTAGAGATAGTTGATGATAGTACAGAGTTTAGTCAAGTGTCCACCCATTACAGGGATGGAACAATCGAACACGAAATACAAACCAATAATGAAGCCAATTAAAGAAAAAACAAAAGCAATAATAGGATTTTTATCCGCCATTGCACTACTCATGACCTTAGGAACATTGTTCGCAGCTTGGGTATTTAGGGGAGTATTTTAAACGTAAACAATTAAATAAACATAAAATGGAAAACAAAGTAAACACGGGAGCAATCTTCAAAAACACGAACAAGAAAGCTGATAACCATCCTGACTACAAAGGAAAGGTTAATGTAAACGGTAAAGAAATGGAAGTTGCCTTATGGGTAAAACAAGGTAAAGCAGGTAGTTTCTTTTCTGCAGCATTCAATGAGCCTTACGTAGCACCTGCAACAATGGAAAGAGTTCCAGTATCAGACGCAATGGACGACACCGACCTGCCCTTCTGATGTACATTGACGAGGGAGGATTGCGAAAGCAATTAGAGATGTTGCTTCGTACCAAAACACGAAACCAAATTGTGCAAGAGATAAAGTCAAACACAGGAAGATTCCATCAGTACCAAATAGACAAGTTTCTACAAGGAAAAGATGTAACACTATGCACAGTAGTCAAGTTAGACAACTATGTGTCCAGAGAGATTTACTTAAACGATTTAGAGCCACTTTAGTTAGTGGCTTTTTTTATGTTGAAAACTTTTTAGCAACGTGTTTAGATTTTCATCGTAGTTTTGATTAGAATTTAACCAATGGATAAATTAACCATACTAGCAAATCAGCATAAAGATTGGGTACGAATCGTCAATAGTTTTGGCGAATACTTCCTAGCAGATGATATCGTTCAAGAAACATATATCAAAATCATACGTTTAAATCATATAGACAAGATTGTTACTGACACGATAAACAAGAGTATGATGTGGTTAGTCTTGCGAAGTGTATACATTGATCATATCAGAGCCAAGAAGAACGATTGTGTTTCAATTAATGAATGTTTTGATTTACAATACACGGAGCATAACCTACAAAAAGACGAAGCATTTAGTTTAATAGAGGAAAAGCTACAGGACGAAATGAATAACTGGCATCACTACGACAAGATGTTATTTAATTTATACAGGGAATCTAAACTATCAATAAGAGAAATAGCAGACGCAACTAAAATACATTACACTTCTATCTTTCATACATTAAAACGATGTAAAAATAGATTAGAGAAAGCAGTAGGAGAAGACTACAAAGATTATTTAAACGAAGATTTTGAATTAATAAAATAAATTATGGCAAAAACACGAAGAACACAAGCAAAAGGAGTAGGAGATACAATCGAACAAATCACAGACGCAACAGGAATTAAAAAATTAGTTAAGTTCATTGCTGGAGATGACTGCGGATGCGATGCACGTAAAGAGAAACTAAACGCATTGTTTCCTTATCACAGACCTGAATGTCTAACAGAAGACGAATACAACTACCTAAGCGAATCACAGGTACTACAAAAAAACGAAATCAAACCAAGTGAACAAGACGCAATCTTAAAAATTTACAATAGAGTTTTCCACGTAAGCAGAGAACCAACATCATGTGCAAGTTGCTTAAGAGAAATCATTGAGAAGATGCAACAAGTATTCAACGAATATAAAGAAGATGCCAATTCCTAAACCAACATCAGGAGAATCAGAAGCGGACTTCTTAAAAAGATGTATGTCTGACGATAAAATGATAAGCGAGTACGATCAAGAACAACGTGCTGCGGTTTGTCGTTCTACTTATTCAGAGAAACTTGCAGGAGAAAAGATATCATTCGATTACGATGGAACATTCTCAACTGCAAAAGGATTTGACAGAGCAGTTAGTTTGATTGAATCAGGTGCAGATGTTTACATCATATCAGCGAGAGAATCAAAAGACGGAATGTTAGCAAGAGCAAACAAAGCTAAGATACTTTTCTCAAGAGTTTACGCTACTGGAAGCAACAAAGCAAAAGTTGATAAAGTAAAAGAATTAGAAATATCAGTTCACTATGACAACAATCAAGACGTGGTTAATCAACTTCCAAACGTAGGCAGACTTTTTACATAAACACGAAATGAGATACTACCTAATTGATCACGGAAAAGAAATGCTAGAAACTGCTAATGCAGTAACAGACCTACTTACTAAACAGGGATGTCATTATGTGGTTTACTTAACCGATGCTGATGGATTAATGTGTGTAGAAGAAATCAGTGAGAATGAATTTTTAGACCACTTTAAAAAGAACCAAAAAACGAAATAACTTATGAAAAACAAAGTAGGAAGACCAAGAAACCTAAACAACCCAGAAGAACTACAAGCTCTATTCGAGAAATACAAAGCAGATGTTAAAGCTAATCCAAGAATTAAAAGCGTATTCGGAGGTAAAGAGTTCGAAGAGAGAGCAGAGCCTTTAGAAAGACCATTAACGCTAGAAGGCTTTGAATTGTTTTGTTACGAAGAAGTAGGATGCGTTGAACAATACTTTAAGAATCTAGACAAAAAATACAACGATTTTTTACCCATCTGTACACGTATAAGAAAAGCAATACGTCAAGACCAAATCGAAGGAGGCATGGTAGGACAGTACAATCCATCCATTACACAACGATTAAACGGACTCACAGAAAAGGTAGAAAGCACGATTATAACAGAGCAACCATTGTTCCCTGAGGAGTAAGTATGTTTAAAAGAACAACTGCTATAAATAAAATCTTAGCGTTAAAAAAACGAATCAAGATAATTCAAGGCGGAACCAGTGCGGGAAAGACATTTGGGATACTCCCCGTACTTATAGACAAGTGTACAAAGGAAGCAGGATTAGAAGTTTCGGTTGTAGCAGAATCAATCCCTCACCTACGAAGAGGAGCATTAAAGGACTTCGTAAAGATTATGCGTTGGACAGGACGCTACAATGATGACCGATTCAATAAATCACTTCTAAGATACGAATTTGCAAACGGAAGTGTAATAGAGTTCTTCTCTGCAGATGACGCATCTAAACTCAGAGGAGCAAGGCGTGATATACTCTATATCAATGAGTGTAACAACGTAACCTTTGAATCTTACAACGAACTTTCCATCCGTACAAAAAAAGAAGTATTCTTAGACTTTAATCCTGCAAATGAATTTTGGGTACACAAGGAACTAAAAGACGAACCTGACTCAGACTTTATAATCTTAACTTACAAGGATAACGAAGCGTTAGATGAATCAATAGTAAGTCAGATAGAAAAGAATCGAGAGAAAGCAGCTACATCATCTTATTGGGCGAATTGGTGGAGAGTTTACGGACTAGGACAGATAGGTAGTCTTGAAGGAGTAATCTTTGACAACTGGAAGACGATTGACAAGATACCTGCTGAAGCCAAATTAATCGGAATAGGATTAGACTTTGGATACACGAACGACCCTACATCTGCAATAGAGATTTATAATTACAACGGACAGAGAATAGTAAACGAACTTGTTTACCGTACAGGAATGGTAAACTCTGACATAGCAAAAATGCTACCAAATAGTGTAACAATTTACGCTGACTCATCAGAGCCGAAATCAATCGAAGAGATTAGAAGATTCGGAAAGATGATTAAAGGAGTAACAAAAGGAGTTGATTCAATCAGATTTGGTATTGACATTATGCAACGACAAGAATACCTAGTTACCAGTGATAGTCAAAACTTAATCAAAGAGCTAAGAAGTTATTGTTGGGATGTAGCGAAAGACGGAACAAGAAGAAACGTACCTATTGATCACTTTAACCATGCTATAGATGCTCTAAGATATCATGAGATGGAAACACTAGGTTTAAAAAAGAACTATGGACAATACAACATCAGATGATTTACCAATGATGAAAAGAGTAGTTGAGGACTACATCTATCAGCGTACAGGAAAACGGATAGTAATAGTCTTTGATGACGTAATGATGATAAGAAGACATTTTCAAATGTTAACTGCAGCATACGACATAATCATAGCACAACAGAATAAACAATAAATCGTTTTAATATTATGAAGTTAGAAATTAACGTACCTTCAAGCCTAAGTGAAATTCCACTTAAACACTACCAAGACTTCTTAAAAGTTCAGGCAGATTCCAACGATGAAGAATTTGTCGCACAGAAGATGATAGAAATCTTTTGTGGTATATCCCTTCAAGATGTCGTTAAAATGAAGCTAACAAGCTTAAATGAGCTAATATCGCACTTTACAAAGTTATTTGCAGAGAAGCCTAAGTTTCAAAACAGGTTTACCATAAAATCAGAAGAAGGAGAGATTGAATTTGGATTCATTCCAGAACTAGAAGAGATCAGTTTCGGTGAGTACGTAGATTTGGAATCACACATTACTAATTGGGAAACATACCACAAAGCAATGGCTGTTATGTATCGTCCGATTATGAAAACACGGAAGGATAAATACGACATTTTACCATACGAACCAAACAAAGACTTTCAAGAGTTAATGAAGTTTGCTCCACTAGATGTAGTAATAGCAAGTTCTGTTTTTTTTTGGACTTTAGGAAACGAGTTATTGCAGGCTACCCTGAACTATTTGGAGAAGGAGATGAAGAAGAACAAGACGCTTTCAACGACTTTTCAGAAACAACTCAATTTGCAAAACGATGGGGATGGTATCAATCAGTATATGCTCTCGCTAAAGGAGAACTTACAAAGTTCGATGACGTTACCAATTACAGACTTACTAAATGTCTCACTTATCTCGTCTTTGAAAAGCAAAAAAACGAAATTGAAAGAAGACAATTTGAACGCAATTTAAAACGATGACAGGATTCTACGACATACTAAACAAACTAAAGATACATTTCGACAATGACGAGATTGTAAACACGGTTACGCAAGGAGACATCTTTCAAGTTGATTTAAACAAACAGACTATCTTTCCATTGACTCACATCATGGTAAATAGTTCTACCTTAGGAGATAACACACAGACGTTTAACGTGTCGCTTATTGCTATGGATATAGTTGACATTTCTAAGACAGAAGTAACAGACCAATTCCAAGAAAACAACAACGAACTAGACGTACTAAACACGCAACATCACGTTTTAAACAGATGTTACCAGCAGATGTTACACGGGAATTTGTGGGATCAACAATTCGTAGTAGAAACAGACCCGACACTTGAGCCTTTTACAGAACGATTCGAGAATTTACTAGCAGGTTGGACAATGACATTCGATGTCGTAGTTCCTAATGATATGACTATTTGTGATACTGATAGCTATGCTCCGTTCTGTTCTCCTGCATACGTTGTAAACACGAACGCAAGTTACTCTACAACAGTTCAAAGTGGAAGCACATTAACATTACCTGATACTACTTTAAACCTACAAATAGACGGAACACAAGTAGCTACATCAACATTCGCAACTTTAAGCAATCAAACAATTAATTTAGTATGGCAATAGATATTAACATACCATCACAAGTAAAGACATACGCTAACCTAGCGGGATTCCCTGCAACAGGTAGTTTAAAAACAATCTTCATAGCAGAGGACACAAACAAGACTTATCGTTGGACAGGTTCAGCTTATGTAGAGATTTCATCAAGTCAAGCAGCTGCGTGGGGAGCAATCGGGGGAACTTTATCAAATCAGACAGACTTACAAACTGCGTTAAACGCAAAGGTAACAGGTAACACTGCAATCACAGGAGCAACCAAAACAAAGATAACCTACGACTCGAAAGGATTAGTAACGTCAGGAGCAGACGCAACAACTGCGGACATCGCAGATTCTACCAATAAACGATATGTAACCGATGCGAATCTAACGGTAATCGGAAACACAAGCGGAGTCAATACAGGTGACCAAACACTTAGCGGACTCGGTGGCGTCCCAACGACTCGCACACTAACAATAAACGGAACTACACAAGACCTTTCAGCTGATAGAACATTCACAATATCAACGGGAATAACAATCGGAACTACTGCTATCACTTCGGGTACTGTTGGACGTGTGTTGTTTGAGGGAACGGGAAATGTGGTTCAGGAGTCGGCAAACTTGTTTTGGGATAATACGAATGGAAGGTTGGGGATTGGTGGAACACCAGGAGCATTTAGTTTAGACGTTAACGGAACTGCGAGGGTGCAGGGGTTGACTACTATACGCACTTTGGCTTCGTCTTACAATAGCCCATTAATAGTTGAAAACACAGGTAGTGCAGCAGTTGACAACAAGAATGTTGCTACGTTTATAGGTGCAAGGGGTAACGCTTCGAATATAGATGATAACACAAATATCGGTATTTGGCAAAAAAGTAATATAGTAAATAACTATGGCATTGTAAATTACTTTAATTCGGCAGGAAATCTTTCTGCATATTTTGGAGCGCAATATGTAACGCACGGAGCTAATCCTATTGGTAATTTAATATTTGGAACTTCAAATGGTTCTCCTGCAACACGAATGACTATCTTTGCAGGTGGCAACATAGGCATCAACACCACCACAGACGCGGGGTATAAACTTGACGTGAATGGTACTGCGAGGTTCACGGGAAATGTTAGTTTAGGTTCGCCAAACATCAACGACAAACTTGAAGTATACGGAAACATTCTTGTAAGGGCAAATGATAGGATTCGTCTTGCGGGTACTTCGGATGGAAATACTGCCTTATGGGCAAATAGTGGAGCGTCTGCTCAAATGAACGTAAAGAATGGTAGTGCTTCAGCATTTGACATTACATTTGGTAGCATTGGTTCAACAACTAGAATGGTTCGTGTTAATGCTTACGACTCAACAACGCCAAGTGTAGCAATCGGAAATAACGCTACTTCATTTGCGAGTGCGGTTTTATCAGCAGATAGCACTACTCAAGGCTTCCTTCCTCCACGAATGACAACCACACAAAAGAACGCCATTGCAACACCTACAACGGGATTAGTAGTTTTTGACTTAACTTTAAACAAACTATGCGTGCGAGGAGCATCAGCGTGGGAAACAATAACATCTTTATAATATGAAAGCAACAACACCAACCAACGGAGTAGCAATCGAGCCGATTGTATACCCACTTAACGAAGGTACTGCAACCTTCTTAACAGTATTAGTCGAAGCATTTATGACGGATGCAACGACTGCGAGTACTTATTACAGATTACTAACAGATGATGGCAAAATCCTTACTGACGGACGCTACCAAATGACGGAGGAGCAATTCAAGGAATGGGGTAAAGATAACTCAGTTGTTGACGATTACGTCGCTGAAGCAATCGGAGTAGTAATCATCTAAAACACGAATCATGTTAACACTAAACGAAGAACAAGTAAAGCAATTAGAAGCAATCTTAAGTGAGTTACCGATGAAGTTCGGAGTACCTATTTTGAATATCTTAAACGAAGCGAGTAAACCTGCTGAAAACACGGATGAAGCAAACTGAATTACAACTAGAGTTAAACAAGTTTAGAGACTATGTAATTAGTCAAGCTAAAGCAAACCTTACAAGACAAGGTAAAAACGTGTCTAAGGGCTTGTATAACTCTATTAAAGGTAATGTCAAAGCTAATCCTAATTCGTTCGAGATGGACTTCTCAATGGAAGAGTACGGATTCTATCAGGACAAAGGAGTTTCAGGTATCAAAAAGAAGTACAACACGGACTACAAATACACGAACAAAATGCCACCAGCAAAAGCATTTGATAAGTGGGTAGTTAGAAAAGGACTTGCACCTAGAGAAAAGGGAAAGTTTAAAAACAGAAAGTCTTTGTCATTTGCTATTGCACGTTCAGTTTACATCAACGGAATCAAACCTAGTTTATTCTTTACTAAACCATTTGAAAAAGCGTTTAAGCGTTTACCTAGTGACTTAGTTGAAGCATTCGGACTAGACGCAATAAAATTATTTAATACAACAACATTTCCTAATCAAAAATAGATGGCAATTTTCGCACGTTCACCGTACATTCTAACAATAAACGAAACAGGACAGACTGCTTCAATGATACAGGTTTTCTTATGGAATGGAAACACGACACCAATGCCTGCTTCTCCTGCTTACACATTAAGCAAAAACATTCCTTCATCTAGTTCTCCTGCGACTTACTACGACTTATCTCCTTACATCCGTGAGTTTATTAATCACAATACACTTCAAACCATTACAACAAGTAATGCTCCTACTCCTTCTGATCAGTGGTGCTGGATAGGAATTAAAACATTTAAGAAAACTACAGGTGGATTCGTTCAATTTGGATCAACACTAACATACAGAGCATACGAAGGGTACGGAAATTATACGGACGGAGCAAATCCTAACTTATTTAGAGTTCACTTGGATGCAGGAACGTACAACTATTATTTAGATGGTAGTGGAAACTACGGACACTTGACAATAGAAAACATTTCAGGAGATACAATCAAATACACGAACTTAGTTACAGGTGCTAACAATACTTCGTCTCTAGGAACTTTAAATGTACAAGACTATCCAAGAGTATATTCAACGTATTTAACTGCAGGAAACAAAGTAGAAATCATCAACGCAGGAACTACAGTATGGACTGCAACTTTCCAACCTAAAGCAGAATGTAAATACACGCCTATTAAATGCGACTTTGTAAACAAATACGGAGCTTGGCAAACTGAGTGGTTTTTTAAAGCGAGTAATCGTTCAATCAGCGTTGAAAACACGGAGTACAATTTAATGCCTGAAACCTATCCTTCTTACAATGTTCAAGAAGGTCAAAGAAAAGTCTTTAACACGAACGCAAAAGAACAGATTAAAGTAAATACTGATTGGGTAAACGAAAGCTACTCAGAAGTTATTAAACAACTAATGCTTAGCGAAAGAATCTTACTAGACAAATCACCAGTGAAAATAAACACGAAATCAACTGAGCTATTTAAGAGCATCAATACTCACATGATTAACTACCAATTAGACTTTGAATACGCTTACGACACAATTAACTCAGTAGTGTAATGAATAGAAAAGTACAAGTTTACATTGAAGGACAAAGACTCGAACTATTCAACGATGAGCAGATTCAGGTAACATCAACTCAACAGAACGTAGCTGATATTTCCAAGACTTACACGGACTTTTCACAGAGTTTCACAGTTCCTGCTTCGCCTTACAATAATGCTATCTTACAACACTTTTACCAGAGTGATGTAGATTCTACGATTGATCATAACATCAGACGTAGTGCATTTATAGAAATTGACTTAACTTTCTTTAGACGTGGTAAGATTCAGATTGATAAAGCACAACTAAAAAACGGACAAGCAGAAAGCTACTCATTAAGTTTTTACGGAGATGGAAAGACGTTACTAGATTACTTTGGAGAGGACTTATTATCTGATTTAGATTACACGCCTTTAAACCACCTTTATAATGGAACGGAAGTTAAGAACAGAGTAACAAACTCTACGAATACATATCATGTTAAATACCCTTTAATAAGTTCAAAAAGAATTTGGACGTGGACAGGACAAACACCTACGACAATTACACCAAGTTGGTTAACGATACCTACTACCAGTACAAACGATATCCATAACACAAACGGACATATTGATTACACGGAGTTGTTTCCTGCAGTAAGAGTTAGTAAAATATTCGGACAAATCGCAGCTAAATACGGAGTTACATTCAACGGAAACTTTTTAGCAGATGACAGGTTTACAAAGTTATTCTTGTGGTACAAAAACAGAAACGAGTTTAACTTTTATTCAGAAGCACAACCTGTTGACTTTACAAGTTTATCTACTTCTGGAAACGAAGCAAGTAACGCATTTAATTTAACAAACAATACAATTCGTGTTCAGTTTCAGCCGAATTTAACTAATGCCCTTCACACAATTAAAATAGACGTTAACTCTATATCAGCTACCACGGGTGCTATTGTTGACGTTTACCAAAATGGTAACTTATATCAAAGCATTCCATTTAGTACGGCAGGTGCGTTACCAAACATTTTAATTTGGAATACATCAGGATTAGATGATCTTTACGAATTTAAAGTAAGGACACATACTGCAGTTACCGTTAATTTTGATGTTACTTACAATATTACAGAGTTTGTAGTTTTACCTATTGCAACTTGTAACGCGACTTGTTCTAACAACGTGATGATAGTAAACACGGATTTAGCAACTATGTCTCCTGTGATGAAAGTTAGCGAGTTCTTTAGTGGAATCCTAAAGTTATTTAATATGACTTGCTACGGAAACACGGTAAACAACTTTCAAATTGAGCCTTTAGACGATTGGTATTCAGCAGGAGCAATAGTAGATATTTCACAATATACAGACGTAGATACTATAGACGTAGACAAAATGAAGCTCTACAAGAAGATAACGATGAAATATCAGAATTCGGAATCATTCTTAAACAAGCAGTTTAGTCAGTTGTTTATGCGTGAGTACGGAAACACGACTTATCAATATAGCTACGATGGGGATGAATTTACTTTAGACGTACCTTTCGAGAATTTGTTACAGACTAAATTCACAGGAACAAACCTACAAGTTGGTTACTCACTTAATAACGAGTTTGCACCTTACGTTCCTAAACCTATTTTACTTTATCAATACGACAATAAAGACGTGGACTTTCACTTCAACAATGGAACGACAACATCCAACATAACAAACTACACGCCATTTGGACAAGACCTTTACACAAATCTTACCGACTATACGTTAAACTTTGCACCTGATATTAGCACGATGTTAAACGTACCAGTGCAACAAACATTATTCGGAACTTATTACTTTTCTTATCTGTACAATCTTTACAATTTAAAGCAGAGATTAATCAGCGTAAAAACGATACTACCTATAGCACTTCTTACAGGACTAAAATTAAACGATAGGTTAGTTATTAGAGACAAGCGTTACATTATAAACTCAATGCAATCTAATCTAACTACAGGAGAAATAAACTTTCAGTTGATTCTAGACTTTAGACCTATGGTAAATGCTACGCAAATTCCATACGTAGGAGTAGATGGTGGAGATGTTCAGTTAGCAATCGACTTTGTTAATGATACTTATTCGGCTTTAATGACTTCCACTAATTCAGATGTAACCATTACACCAAATGAGATTTTTGCAAGTCAATTTGTAACTGTAAACTTACCTGCAGGAACTTCGGGGACTGTATATCCAGTAGATGTACAATACACATTGAATAGCGGAATTATAGAAACACGAACCATAAACATTATACAACAATGATCAAGAACATAATCGCAATGCTTACCATAGATAACTTCTACGGAATATCAGAAAACATAGACATCGCAAAAGGAAAGTATGCTTATACAAAATCCTTTCGTAAAATGACAAGACAAGAGATAAGAAAAAACGCACGTAAAAAAATCAACTGATGGCTGAAAAGAAAGTAATAGAATTAGACTTACAAACAAACTTAGATTTTACGGTTACTGCGTTAAAAAAAGCTCAACGTGAAGTAGCTATTCTATCAGAAAAGTTTGGAGCAACTTCAAAAGAAGCAGTTGAAGCAGCGAAACAGGCAGCAATCCTTAAAGATAAAATTGGAGATGCTAAATCCTTAACTGATGCGTTTAATCCTGATGCAAAGGTTAAAGCTCTTTCAGGATCATTAACGGGTGTTGCAGGTGGTTTCTCTGTTGTTACGGGTGCTATGGGTACGCTTGGAGTTGAGAGTGAAGCTGTAGAAAAAACATTACTTCGAGTTCAATCAGCAATGGCGATAGCGTCAGGTGCGCAAGCATTAGGTGAAAGCATTGATTCATTTAAACAATTAGGTGCAGTTGCTAAAAATGCTTTAAGTGGAATTAGAACAGGAATAGCTGCGACAGGAATTGGTTTATTTGTAGTAGCATTAGGAACGATTGTAGCTTATTGGGATGAGATTAAAACTGCAGTTGGTGGAGTAAGTGAAGCACAAGAAGATTTAAACCGAAAAGCCAGTGCAAACACGCAACTTGAAAATGATAAACTTACTACCTTAACTTCACAAGACAACATCTTAAAACTACAAGGTAAGTCTGAAGAAGATATTTTAAAATTAAAGATAGCTCAAACTGAAGCAGTAATCAAAACTACTGAAGAAGAAATCAAGCAAAAAGAAATCACTTCTAAACTAGAAATAAAAGCTGCTGAAAGAAACGCATCTATTATGAAGATGATTCTTAAAGGTGCAATGGAGTTTGGTGCATTAGGTTTACGTTTATTAGTTGCTCCGATTGACTTAGTTTTAAGCACTGCTAACAAAGTATCTGAAGCATTAGGATTCGGCAAACTTACTGCTGTAAACTTAAACGATGAAATAAGCAATTTAATCAATTTTGGTGCAGATAAAATAACGTCATTTGTGTTTGATCCTGCAGCAACAAAAGCAGCAGCAGACGCAGACATTAAAGAAACTAAGGATGCTTTATTAAAAATGAAAAATGAGGTCGCTGGGTTTAAACTACAAGTGATTGAATTAAACAAACCTAGTGAAGTTGCTAAAAAGGAAACTGAGAAAGCATTTGAAAGCTACGAAAAATTGGAATACAAAAAAGCACAGTTACTTAAACATTCAGAACTTACTTTACAAGGACACGTAAATGAAAACGTAAGAATCCAACAAGAAGCAGCAGAACACGAACTTGCATTACTAGAAGCAAAAGCAGTAAGAGCATCTCAAATAGACGCTAAAGCACAATCTGAAAAAGTTAAATTAACTAAACAAGGGTTTGATACTATTGCACAAATTGCAGAGTTATTTGGTAAGAAAAGCGAAAAGGCAGCGAAGAACGCATTTAAGATTCAGAAAGCAGCAAACATAGCATCTGCATTAGTAACAACATACCAAAGTGCGACTGCAGCTTACGCATCACAATTTGTTCCAATACCTGACCCTAGTTCGCCTGTACGTGGAGCAGTTGCTGCAGGTATTGCAATCGCAGCAGGATTAGCAAACGTAGCTAAGATTAGTCAACAGAAATTTGAGGGTGGTTCTCCTAGTGGTGGTGGTAATACTCCTCCTTCAGGTGGTGGATTAAGTGGTGGTTCTGTTATGTCTGCTAACTTCAACGTAGTTGGAAACTCAGGACTTAACCAACTTAGTCAACTTCAACAACAACCAACGAAGGCGTATGTAGTTTCAGGAGATGTTACAACTGCTCAATCACTAGACAGAAATAGAATCGAAAACGCAACATTAGTACAATAAATCGTTTAAATATTATGAAAATTATCGAACTCATTCTAGACCCTAAAGATAAGTTAAGCGGAATTGACGCAGTTTCTGTCGTTCACTCTCCTGCTATTGAAGAGAACTTTATCCATCTAGCAAAACACGAAGTAGAGTTAAAAGAAATTGACGCAGAGAAACGCATCTTAATGGGTGCTGCTTTAGTTCCAAACAAACACATCTACAGACGAGATAAAAAGAACGAAGAGTATTACATCTACTTTTCAGAGGACACGGTGCGTCAAGCATCAGAGTTATTTTTAATGAACTCAAACCAAAACAACGCAACCTACGAACACGAGAAAAAGTTGGAAGGAATGTCAGTTGTAGAAAGTTGGATCATTGAAGATTCTAAACTAGACAAGTCAGCTAAATACGGATTTGATTTACCAAAAGGAACTTGGATGATTTCAATGAAGGTAAATAACGAGCAAGTTTGGAGTGACGTTAAAGCTGGTAAAGTAAAAGGCTTTAGCATTGAAGGTTACTTCGCTGACAAGTTAGAAATGTCTCAACTGACTGAAGAGGATTTATTAATCGAAAAAATCAAACAAATAATCATAGAAGATGAGCAAAACTAAAACACCAAGTTATTCTAGTCCAAAAGGTGGACGCAGAGGATGTCTATGCGAAAACGGAAAATACTCCTCAAAATGTTGTGATGGTAGCCTACAAGCACAAGGCATAGGAGCGACTACAGGCACTGAATCAGTTTCGGTAACAATCAGTTCAGGAATAACTACAATAGTTCGTCAGAACGGATAAAAATACAACAGAGATATAATTAACACGTTTTATAAAAAAAAGAACAATGGGATTAAACGAAGTATTTAAGAAAGTATCAGCAATCAATGAGGTTACTGAGTTAGAATCACATAAAATTGAGTTAGGCTTAATTGAAGAATATAATAGTTCAAAATTAAATGCTACAACACTAACTAATGAAGTTTTACAAAAAGACTACCCAAGACTAGTTAATGAGATAAATGCTTTAAAAGATAAAATTAGAAAATCTATTAATTTGGTTACTGACTTATCTAATAAAAATTCTAGTCTTGATATGAAATTTAAAGAATTAGGATTAGACTGGAGAAAAGATTCAAACTATAAAGGATTTAACGAACTTGTAAAAAACGAGAAAACGTTAATGGATATATTAAACAAGTTTAAATAAAAACGAAAAATGAAAAATAGCACAATTAACAAAATCAAAGCACTTCTTGGAATGGATGTAGCTTTAGAGATGATGAAGTTAGCAGACGGACAAACTGTTCTTGAAGCAGACGCATTTGAAATGGATAACGAAGTTTTTGTTATTACAGAAGACGAGCAAAAGATTCCATTACCTGTAGGCGAATACGAACTAGAAAACGGAATGATCCTAGTAGTAGAAGTTGAAGGTATCATCAAAGAAGTTAAAGAAGCGGTTGTTGAAGAAGAAGTTGCACCTGAAGAACAAGCAACTCCAGAAGTACCTGTTGAAGCAGAAGCAGAAGTTGCACCACAAGCAAAAAAGACAGTTGAGTCTATCGTTAAAGAAACTTTTTTCTCAGAAATCGAAGCATTGAAAACAGAAAATATTGAATTGAAAGCTAAATTGGAATTGCTTTCTAAAGTTGACGAAGTTACAGAAGAGGTAACCGAACTTTCAGAAGAGCCTAAACCTATTATGCACAATCCTGAAAACACGAATCCAGTTGAAACATTCAAGTTTGCTAAAAACAGAGAGCGTAACACACTTGATTCAATCTTAGAAAAATTTAACAAATAATATTAACTAATTAAAATTTAAACAAAATGAGTTTACAAAAAACAAACCTTGCTACGACGACTTCGATAAGTACAACGTATGCGGGAGAATTTGCGGGTCGTTACATCGCTGCTGCGTTGTTATCTGCACCAACATTAGACAAAGGTGGAATCACTATCGTTCCTAATGTTAAATACAAACAAGTTATCAAAAGAGTTGCAACTGACGGAATCGTTAAAGATGCTACTTGTGATTTTGATGCTACATCTACAATTACTTTAACTGAGAAAATCCTACAACCTGAGGAGTTCCAAGTGAACTTACAATTGTGTAAAAAAGATTTCGTTTCTGATTGGGAAGCAATTTCTATGGGTTACTCAGCATTTGAAGTAATGCCGAAAAACTTTACAGACTTCTTATTGGCACACGCTGCTGAGAAAGTTGCTGCTGCAATGGAGACATCTATCTGGACAGGAGTTAACGCAACTGCAGGTCAGTTCGCAGGCATCATGACACAATTAACTACAGATGCTGCTTTACCATCTGCACAAGAAGTTGCAGGTACTACAGTTACTGCTGCCAATGTTGTTGCTGAGTTAGGTAAAATCGTTGATGCTTGTCCTGCTGCTATCTACGGAAAAGAAGACTTGAACTTGTACGTGTCTAACAACATCTACCGTGCTTATGTACGTGCTTTGGGTGGTTATGCTGCTGCAGGAGTAGGTGCTAACGGATATGACAACAAAGGAACAAACCAAGTATTAGGTGACTTGTTCTTTGATGGTGTTCGTGTATTCATGGCTAACGGATTAGCTGCTAACACTGCGTTGTTAACTCAAAAATCTAACTTGTACTTTGCGACAGGATTATTGAACGATATGAACGAAGTTCGTGTGATTGACATGGCAGAAAATGACGGATCTCAGAACGTCCGAGTAGTAATGAGATTTACCGCAGATGCTAAATACGGATTTGCTTCTGACGTAGTTACTTACGGAATCACAAACTCTGCTAACTAATCTTAACAGACAAATAATTTAAAGGGGAGGTCAAATGCCTTCCCTTTTTTGTTTCACTTAAAAAAATATACAGAAAATGTGCGAAATAACAACAGGTAGACTCGAAGTATGCAAAGATGTTGTAGGTGGTATTGACGCTATCTACTTCATCAACTACGGAGATTATAGCTTTCCAGCAGATGTAGCTTACGTTACATCAACAGACACGATTGATACTATTGCTAACGTGACATCATTGTACAAATACCAATTAAAAGGTACTAATACATTTGACCAAGTAATCACAACTTCACGTGAAAACGGAACTTCATTCGTAGAACAAACTTTGTCAGTAGTTCTTAAAAAACAAGACGCTGCTACACATAAGACAGTTAAATTATTATCTTACGGACGTCCTAACGTCGTAGTAAAAACTAGAAACAATCAGTTCTTTCTTGCAGGTTTAGAGCATGGTATGGAATTAACTACTGCTAATGTGTCTAACGGAACTGCAATGGGTGACTTAGTAGGTTACACTTTGACATTCGTAGGTACTGAGAAACTTCTTGCCAATCTAATTGACGCAACTGCTGAAACAGGTGCAACGGGACTAGTAGGAACAAGTACTTCTGTATTCGGAGCGACAACAACTATTGTAAACTCATAGGTTTATTTTCTCTTAAAATTGAAGGGGTGGCTTATGTCATCCCTTTTTTATTTAAAACGATTTAATAGTTTTTGCGTTCTATTAATATGATAGTATTAACGCCTTCTACATCAGCACAGACCTTTTCGTTTATTCCTCGTTTTGAGAATTACACAACGATGGCAATAACGGACGAACAAACGAATGTAACTACTACAGTTGCAATCACAAGTTCAACTCAAGGTGGCTATGTAAACACGATTACTGCAACATTTGCACTTGTAGATAATCATACTTACACGCTTTTACTAAGTAACGGTGCAACTATCTGTCATAAGGATAAAGTTTTCTGTACTGATCAATCAATAGCAACATTCTCCGTAAACAACGGAACTTATACGTCTAATGCAACAACAAACACTTTCATAGTTTATGAGTGATAACTTACATATACTAAGCCTAAGTGCTTACACAACGCCACAAATCCAAGAATCCAAAAGAGATAACTGGGTGGAATACGGTTCTGACAATAACTATTATTCATTTTTGATAGATAGATACACGAACTCAACAACAAATTCGGCTATTATTAACAACATAGCACGTTTAATTTACGGAAAAGGGCTAACTGCATTAGATGCGAATAGAAAGCCTAACGAATACGCTCAAATGATGGCGTTATTCAGCAAGGAAGATATCCGTAAAATTGTTCTAGATAGAAAGATGTTAGGTCAATTTGCTATCCAAGTACATTACAACGAAAGACACGATAAGATTCTAAAGGCTTATCATATGCCTGTAAACTTACTTCGTGCAGAAAAATGTAATAAAGACGGAGAAATTGAGGCGTATTATTACTCAGACGATTGGACAGATACAAAGAAATTTGCTCCGAAACGCATTCCAGCTTTTGGATATTCAAAAGAAAAGGTAGAAATCCTATTCTCGAAGCCTTATTCAGTTGGAATGAAATATTATTCCTATGTTGACTATCAAGGTTCGCTTCCATATGCATTATTAGAGGAGGAAACAGCAGATTACTTAATAAACGAAGTACAAAACGGATTCTCAGGTACGAAAGTAGTAAACTTCAACAACGGAGTTCCTACTGAAGAACAACAGTCAATGATTACTTCTAAAGTAATGAATAAGCTAACAGGTTCACGAGGTCAAAAAGTAATCGTTGCTTTTAACGACAATGCAGAATCTAAAACAACTGTTGACGATATTCCATTAAACGACGCTCCTGAACACTACACATACTTATCAGAAGAGTGTTTACGTAAGATTATGCTAGGTCATAACGTGACTTCTCCGCTATTATTTGGAGTTGCTAGTTCAAACGGATTTAGTTCAAATGCAGAAGAACTTAAAAACTCTGCTATCTTATTTGACAACATGGTTATTCGTCCATTCCAAGAGGAAATACTAGAGTCATTTGACAAGATTCTAGCTTTTAATGGAATTGCATTGAAACTTTACTTCCGTACATTACAACCTTTGGAGTTTGTAGACCTTGAGAACGCTCAAAGTACAGAACAAGTAGCAGAAGAAACAGGAGTTGATGGAACTCAGTTAAGTGCATACACAAACGCATTGATTGATTTAGGCGAAGATGTTAATCCTGATTGGGTATTAATTGACGAAAAACCTGTTGATTACGATACAGACGATTTAGAAAACGAAAACCTAGCAAAAGAAGAAAAGCAAAGCTTATTAAGTAAGATTGTAAATCTCGTTTCTACAGGTGATGCAAGACCTAACATAACAAGTAAGCAAGATAAAACTATTAATGGCGTTAAATTCGTTGTAAGGTATAAATACGAAGGCGAGAAGACAGATAACCAACGTGAGTTCTGTAGAGAAATGATGAAGGCGAATAAAATATATCGCAAAGAAGACATTTTGAATATGGAAAAACAAGTAGTAAATAAAGGTTGGGGTCCTAACGGAACTAACTTCTATTCTATTTGGCTTTACAAAGGTGGAGGTAATTGTCACCACAGATGGAATAAGCAAGTTTACGCTACTTTTGAAGGTACTGCTTTAGATATTCCAAACGCTAAAAAAATCGCACAGGCAAAAGCTGCGAAATTTGGATATGTAGTAACTAATCCACAACTTGTTTCAACACGTCCTATTGATATGCCTAATCAAGGATTCTTACCTAAAAACGATTAACAATGGCAGAAGCTTTATTTATTACTAGAGAAGATATCGTTAAGTACACTGCTTTGAATGGCAATGTAGACACGGACAAATTCCTTTCATTTGTCAAAATATCTCAAGACATTCACATTCAGAATTACTTAGGTTCTAAACTATTCCAAAAGATACAAGCGGACATCGTTGCAGGAACTCTTTCAGGTAACTATTTAAACTTGGTGGTTTCATTTGTGAAGCCAATGCTTATCCACTGGGCAATGGTAGAATATTTACCTTTTGCAGCTTATACGATTGCTAACAAAGGAGTTTATAAACATTCTTCTGAGAACTCTGAAAACGTAGATAAAAACGAAGTTGATTACTTGTTAGAAAAAGAACGTAGCATTGCTCAAAACTACACGCAAAGATTCATTGATTATATGTCTTTCAATCAGACATTGTTTCCAGAGTATCGTTCAAACAAGAACAATGATGTATTCCCTGATTCAATGAATAACTATACAGGTTGGTACATATGAAAAAGAGAATTAAACTAGGTGCTTATAAACCTAAAGAAACTAATGTTGAGAAGCTTCGTGTTTTTCTAGCTAAACTAAACAAACACGAATTATCAAAATGAAAACTAAACTATCTCTCCTAGTTTTTTCGGTGCTTACAATTCTTACACCTGT